CGCTGGCTGAATAGCCGGCCACGGGCAAAACCTTCCCTTGACGCACTTGCGTAGGGATGCCCGGTAAGGTACACGGGAAGCGTTGCTGTAGTGAGGCATAGAGCCATACCTGAGCAACGCGGGGTTCTGACCGTTGTACCAAACGGGCTGTTCGCAAAGGTTCGCAAGTTTGTCTACTTGTGTAACCTTGGACCCGTGCACTCTTTAGGAGTGTACAATAATGACATTAGTGCTGTGCAAACAGCTCTGACTGAAAGATACTTCCTATGTGATGTTGGAGGAGGTGTTTTTCAGCCAGCGCTGGATGTGCGGCATTCCGCTTACGAAAATGATCGCGGTTTGAGTTTATTTAGGGAGATGGTCGTCACAAAGATTGGTCGAGCCCCTGTAGTGCCTATTTCACAAGTGGTGGAAGCGTACACAGGGCCTAAACGGCAAATTTATGTGAAGGCCGCTGCCTCGTTAAGCTCAGATCGTGTGTGCAAGAGAGATGCACGCTTGACCATGTTCGTAAAATTCGAGAAGCAGGACTTGAAGAAAGCGCCGCGCGGAATTAATCCGCGTGCAGCGCGATTTAACCTTGTGCTTGGGAGGCGCCTGAAGTTTTTAGAGAAACGTGTTTATCGCGCTATTAATAAAACTTTTTGCAGTGCCACCAGGCATACGGTTATTAAAGGGTTGAATGTTAATGACACTGCGGATGTCATTAGAAGGAAATGGGGGAGGTTTAGAGATCCCGTTGCTGTTGGTTTGGATGCCAAGAAATTCGACATGCATGTTTCTGTGCCCGCATTGAAGTACGAACATTCCATTTATCTTGGAGTGTTTTGGAGAGATCCCGAACTTAAAAGATTGCTTTTGTGGCAATTGAACAATGTGGGCATTGCGTATTGCCATGATGGTAAGGTCAAATTCCGCATGAAAGGCACACGTGCCTCAGGGGATTTGAACACATCTATGGGAAACTGCATTATCATGTGTGCGCTCATATGGGCGTGGCAATACCACACAAAAACCACCGTTGAGTTGTGTAACAATGGTGATGATTGTGTGGTCATACTTGAACGCGCTGAGTTGGCGCAATTCATGTGTGGGTTGCCCAAGTTTTTCGCCACCAAAGGTTTCCGTATGGAAATCGAGCCTGCCGTTGATGTGTTTGAACAGATTGTCTTTTGCCAGTCAAGTCCAGTGTTGACAATTAATGGTTGGTGTATGGTGCGCGATGTGCGTGCATGTTTCCGCAAAGATCCGATGTGCCTTGTACCCATTCAAAACGCTGATGTTTTGAAGAAGTGGAGGCATGCGGTTGGTAATTGTGGACGTAGTATTACTTGTGGTGTGCCGGTTATGCATGCCTGGTATACGATGTTCATGCGGGACAGCATTGAGTGTTCAGATGGCATGTTACGACAAATTAACAGGAACACATCCGCTGCACAGCGGATGGAAGGATTGGTTGCACAAGATGAAACAATCACAGCCGATGCGCGTGTGAGTTTCTATTATGCATTTGGTTTTACACCAGATGAGCAACTATTGTTGGAACAACGGTTCTCTCAAACTAAATTTATGGAGGAAGTGATTGATGTGCAAGCAGAGCATGCAGCATTTTGGAAACATGAGTCATTGTGTTCTGGGTTGATGTTGAAAATTTAGGTGCCGGCCTTAATATTTTTAGACAACTTATTAACAATGACAATGGTAACATATAATGCGGCTCTGCCGAATAAAGTGCTCGCGGTTGTGTCCGCCGCACGTAACATCAATGCAGCATTGGCTGCGCTTCGTAAAACTGCTTGGTTCTTGGTACAAGCAGCTAAGGTGAAAAGATCTGCCGAGGCATCAGTTAGGCAACTGATGTCCTACGGCAGCATTTCACGTAATCCCCCAATATCCGTTGGCGTGGTTTCACGCAACGGTCCGGTGCGGTATCGTGGTGGTTCCTCTGATGGTTCCATCACGTTGCGGCACACGGAATACCTTGAAACTGTACGTACTAGTCCCACTGCTGGCGCATTTGGCAGCTTGGTCTATGTACTAAACCCGTCCCGCAAGGACGTCTTCAAGTGGGCCGCGCAGTTGGCCCGTAGCTTCGAGAAATATCGTATCAAATCTGCCAGGTTTAGATATGTACCGCTTGTACCCACAAGCACTGCTGGGAGAGTTATGTTTGGCGTTGATTATGATGTGTCGGATAAACAGCCTGCACAGAAGGAGGAATTGTATTCCATGGAGGGGTCTGTTACAGCACCCCTTTGGCAAGAACTGTCGTTGCAGGTGGAACCTATGAAGGAATCCCTGTTTACAGTTCCTGCCACTGCCAAGGACACCGTATCTGATTTGCGGTTGGTTGATTATGCTGCTGTTACAGTGGCTACGTCCAATGGTCCTGTCAACACTGATGTTGGCGAAACGTTTTGTGACTATGAGATTGAGTTGTCACACCCACAGCGTTATTATGAGTCCGGTACCACCGTTAGTACCACGTTCACTGCAACCACTTCGGTGTTTCAGAATGTGGTTTCTATTGATGGTGATGTCTCTATGACTACTGTGGGTGCCACTGCCGGATCGGTTTATTTCCGAGAGTTCGGTACGTTTTTAGTGACTTTTGAGACATATTCTCCTGCAAACAACTTTGTTGTGAGCGGTAGTGTTACTTCCACCCCCATCGTTGCCATCACCAACGGAGCTGCCTATCATGGTAGTTTCCGTGTGACAGCGACACCTGCTGGGCGTGGTATGACGTTGACCTGGCCTTTGCCAGCCACTGGTACTGCATTCTTCTATATCACACGTTATAACTAATAACTCTCATTTGTGGCCCCTAAATCTGATTTGTGATCAGTGCCTTTTGTGGTTAAAAACTTTTTCTTTGGTTGTTTGGAATAGCAACAGCGCTGGTTATCCTAAGGGTAGGCGGTTCAGGACGAGCCTTCGGGCCAATCCACACCATTCTTTCAAATTTGTGCTTGGAAGTTGTGTCTCGGTGTGGTGTGTCGCACAAGAACGGTTAGTGCCGCCAGCGCACCTCTCTTTATTCCCGTGTGTCCAGCACGTATGTCAGTCGCAGTGCGACAGCCCGGTACCCCGGGTAGGAATTTTGTCCAAATCCGTTCTGCGGTGGGGGGACTCGAC